TTAATTGGTGATAAAATAGCAATTTCAATGGATATTTGTAATAATTATGCTTTATCTATAAGCGGCGATATTTACTTGAATGGAAAAATATATGATAATTCAGGAAATGAATATATTGGTACATCAGACGGAACCGGTTCAAATGTTTTAACCGCAGGAGATAACATAACTATTGTTGATGAACGCATTTCGACCACTTCAAATATTACTCTGTCAAATGGTTATTTATACGAACCCGCTAAAATACTTGCCATCTATAGAAGCATATCAGGTGTTGTTGCAGGGTCAAGTAGAATCCTGGACATTCCGTTCAACACAACTAGCATAATTAACACTACTTTTTTTGAAATGTCAGGGACTACTATCGTAATAGTTAAAGTAGCAGGGAAATATAAGTTTGATGTAACTGTAAATTGGATTAATAGTATAAACAATTCACCTAAAACTGTTTATACATTATTAATGGTAAATAATACGTACAATCACGAAGCAGGAAGTATTGTACATATGAGCAATGATACTACGGATAAGTTTGCTACTAATGTTTTCTCATATACTTTGGACTTAAATGTTAATGACCAGATTAAAGTTAGAAGTTTATTGCGGATTAACAACGCCGGATTTAGTAACAAATTCACAAACATTGTGCTGAGAGATACTACCGCATTGGTCGTAGAATTTGTAGGAACTTAAAGAATGCTAATTTAAATTCAAAGACTTTACTTAAATTATACTAGGTAAATAATTAATTTCTACTTGTATATATATTTCAAAAGAAATACACAGATACTTTTTTAAGAAGTAAAGGAAATTATGAAAAATGAAACGTTTATTAATGTTAGAAGAAAAAAATGGATTTAATCCTTAACAAATAATTCATTTACAAATATATGTGATATAACAGGTGCGGACCACCATAAAATACCAAATTTATTTGTTAAATATATATTCCAATTGTAGTTCATTCCTATTAAAGTTAAAATAGACATACACGTTATGAGGCATAATTTAGGTATAGTTTTTGTTTTTAAGCTTCTACAATAATGTCTAGGTGTATGTACAAATGATAAATAAAATTGGGCTACTAAGGGTTCGTATAACCATATATTATGCATAATGGATGAACCAAGTAATCCGCCTGGAACATCTTTTCGCATATGATATACCGAAGTAGCTAATAATAATATAGTTTGTTGTTCTATATTCATATTCAATGCAATAGGATTTATTAAAGCATAGGAAAGAATCGTTTTTCTAGGACATTCTACTAAATCTGTAATTCCGTGAGCTATGGTTGGAAACAACATATATTATATATTTATTCATAATCATAAATTAATACGAAAAGGCTATAATAATTACAAAAATAATTGCACCTATTCCTACATTATATAAAGTGTTGTCTTGATCTTTTTCACCTGATGTATTCGTATTTAATTTTCTAGTTCGCGATTTTGATTTTCTAAAGTCATTCAAATTAGAATTAGATTTTATAGAGTTATTAGAATTAGATTTTCCATTTCCGACATTAGATTTTCTAGATAAAATAGCATTTGTCCCATTAGGGTTTTTATTACCTGCATCTTTTAATAATAAATCATAATGAGACCCATTATGCCTGATATAAATAATTGTTTTACAATAATTAAAACCATTTTTTGATAAAATTTCTTCTGGGTCATTTATTTTGAATGTTGGTTTTATGTAACCCCATACATATGGACTTTTGTTATCCGGTTTAAACCATAATTTTATACATATATCAAATAACCGAGAAATATAATTTAAATCATAATTTTCTAACCATTCACCTGGAGTTCTTATGCTTTCTCTTTTATAATTTAAGAAGATGCTTTCTTGATCTGTCACTGTCCCCGATTTTAATAAAATACCATAATAATTATATAATACATTCCTAAAAGCAACTATTGTCTCTTTATTATGTTTAATAAAAAGGTTCTTTAATAAAACTATGTTTTTAATTTTGCTATTTGGTTCTAAATATTTATTCATTTTCTTTATAATTTTTTGGTCACTATTGTAATGACGTTTTAATCCTTCTAATATTGCATCAATCGCACAATCACCTTGGCCTATTACTTTAATTAGTTGAAAATTTTCTGGTACTTCACCCATATATATATTATTTTATTAAATGTTGAATTAAATCTATGCGACCTTGTCTCAAATAAGACGGGTCCAGTTTATTTATATCATTTACGGATACATTTGAACATAATATAAATATTACATTTGGATATAACCCATAATCTAATTTATCTAACATATTATTCCATGTGGTTTTATTGTAAACCTGAATCGAATTATGTTTATGCGGTAAAATAGTTTCTTTGTGTATTTTTTGTATAAGTATATCTACTTCATCTAACAATATAATCAAAGGTTTTTTTGGAGTAGGATGAATACAATTATATATATTTGAAAAGTGGTCAGAAGGTTCGGTTGGATTAAACGTATCACACAAATAACAATTTAATTCGCGTGCCATTAAATAAGCCAAAAAAGTTTTTCCACTATTCACGTTTCCATATAAATAGCATTTCACATTATTTTTTGTATTATAAATATTCATAATATTATCATATACTTGTCTCTGTTGTTCAGTAAATACATTAGAGTTGATATACATTTTAGTTTTATTGTATTCAATAAAACTATAATCACCTATTCGATAACAATAGTCTATTTTAGATTCATTATTGATGTTTTCTTTTGGTATGATTCGTTCAATATGAGGTTTATTGCTTTTCTCTAAGATTTCATATTTGTTTTTCGAGTGAATTAATATATATACAAGACGTCCAGCGTAATCAGGTGGAAAATAAGCAATCATCTTACGATGAAGAGTTAAACCTAATGGTTTAAATTCATCCGAATAACTCATACATAATGAATCTTTTACTAAATGGCGTATATGATTTATTTTATCTTTATTATGGATTGTATACAAATGATAATCAAATAGTTTCAGAAATAATAAAATAAATGGTTTCAATAATAAAAATGTAGAATTTATATTGGATAGAGACATACAAATTAATAAGAATATGTTGTCCATTCATAATAATGATGAAATATATTTATATAAAAATTGATTATACATATACGAATATATTGATATAAGATGTCTGTCAAAAAATCATTGGTGCTTGAACAAATGTATGAATATGCTCCTAAACGTGGTTCTATTCCAAATGCGAATAATGGGCGCGCTTATATGGCTTGCTTAGTTTTAGATGAAAAATATTATCTTTTATGTCGCCGGTTATAACAAATATGAAACTACTTTGAAACACGGAACTATACATGCTGAAGTAGATGCTTTATTAAAATTACCTCAACAATCTAAACCCAAAAAAATATCTTTATGTGTATTCACAACGAATAAAGAAGGCTCTATTTTAAGAATGAGTAAATGTTGTGAAAATTGTGAAAAAAGTATTCGTATTATATCTAAGAAAAAAAATTATATTATAAAAAACATATACTATATAGATGAACAAGGTGAACTTAAAACACTATAATTCAGTAATATATGTATATTTACTTACAATTGGATTTTTACGGTTATAGTGTAAATAATAATCTCTAGGCAAGAAATATGTTTTATATTTTTGTAATAAGCGGGTTCTATCGTCTTTTTGAATATAATTATAGAAATATTGAATATCGTTCGAAATTGTAGGAGTTTGTATAATATTATTTCCCGAATAACTATATTTATATAATCCTTTTTGAAAGCAACCTGTACATATTAATCTATTTATTTTACCATTATACATTTTTTGTTTGTCTGTAATAAATATACAATGGTCTTTATACATTAAATATTTGGATATATATAAAATTACATCTCTATGGATTTTAGATCCAAAAGACAATAATAATTCGGTTTGATAATCATTATAAAACCAATTAGACGCAATTTCAATATCATAATCACAATTTTCACAGTACATTTTATTTAATCGTTATATTAATATTTATTTCAATTTTTTAGTTGTAATATATCCATTACACCTGGTATATTTTTTTTACTACAAAACGTTTGAACTTCCTTCGTATAATAATCATCTATCCATGAATCAAAATATTGGACTATATTATAGTTTGTAATTATTTTTTTACTATGTATAATTTTATAATATCCTAGTTGAAAGCAAGCCGTACATAATCTTTTAGATTTGTTATCATAATTAAGGATATGTCCTTTATAATGATATAGATATTTTGTAATATAATGAACCAATTCATTAGGTAATTTAAAAATACATAATAATTCTGTAGTATATTCATTATGATAAAATTTACATGATTCAATAAAGGAACAATCACACGTTTCACACATAATATAATATATATTATTTATTTATATATTTCTCTTATTGACATAATATAAATAATAAATGGTACTATAAACATAACAACATAAAATATATTTTTTTGTTTGTCCATTTCTTTTTTGTATATGATATTATCAATCATTTCATTTATTAAATATGATAAACTAATTGACGCTATTATAGATGTGATAAATATACTAAATGAACCAAAATCAATAATTCTCAAAAGAAATTGTCCGCTTTTTGTATCTTTCAATAAATTTCTAAAATTATAATAAGAATAAAAAATAAAAGATAATGCTATAAAAGATATAACCCATTGCGTTATATCTAGATCGATTTTCAATAAGTTTTTTAATGGAATAGATACTAATAGACCTACTTCAGGTATGGGTGTAGCAATTACAAATAAACACCATATAATAAATGTTGTAAATACACCACGTTTTAAACCAAATAATATATAATAATATAGAAATATTGAAATAAACAATATGGATACACCATTGAATATATTAATATTTATTGTATCTTTAATCGTTTCAGAAATATTTAATAGATTAACATAATATATAAATACGAATAATATTATTATAATTATTATAAATAAATAGTTCATATAATATTATATAATATTATTAGATAATACAGACCAGTTAGAAATCATAGCTAGTCAACTTGTTCCATAGTATCTTCAACGTATTCGTCTGATTCTTCGACTAGTTCTTCTTCTACGATAGGTTCCATATTTATATCTAATCCAAGCCGGATTAGTCTATGAATGCGATTCGTATAATCATTTGGGTTATCCATTGTAAATCCTGAATTTATTAAAGTTGTTTCATATAGTAACCAAATTAAATCTTTAACTGTTTTGTCATTTTCGTCTTGTTTATACTTATCATTTAGATTTATAATAATATCACTATAAGGATTAATTTCAAATATTTTACTAGATTTCATATGAGGATTTGTATCTTGTAATGCTTGCGCCTTCATAATTCTCTCCATATTAGCAGATAAACCATATTCACCTGTTACTAAAATACAAGGAGAGTTTGTTAAACGAGTTGATACTACTACACTTTGGATATGAGTATCTAATGTTTTCTTAATAAATTCACATAACGTTTTGTAGTTTGTTGCCTCATTATCATATTTATCTTTTTCGTCTTTGGTTTGGTCAAATTCTAACCTATCTTTTGTAATAGATAAAAATGTCTTATTATCAAATGTTTTTAATTGTTGCATCATATATTCATCAATTGCATCATACATGAATAAGACTTCGTAATTTTTTTCTTTTAATTGTTCCAAGCATGGCGAATTTTGGATACTTGCCATACTTTCTCCAGTAATATAATATATATGTTTTTGGGTATCTTTCATTCTTGATACATAATCTTTTAACGAGACAAAATGTTCCTTTGTTGTTTCAAATCTTAATAATTCAGATAGTTTTTCTCTATGTGTTTCATCTTCATGAATACCAAGTTTAATATTTTTTGAGAATTGTTCATAAAATGTTTTATAGTCTTCTACTTCATTCATCATATCAATTGTTTTCTTAATTAAGTTTTTACGAATAACCTTTAGAATTCTATTTTGTTGTAATGTTTCACGTGATATATTTAACGGTAAATCCTCTGAGTCAACCACACCTTTAACAAAGCTTAACCATTCAGGCAATAATTCTTCACAATCGTCCATAATAAATACACGTCTTACATATAATTTTATATAATTTTTCTTTTTTTCTGATTGAAACATATCCATTCGTTTTGGAATAAATAATAATGATCTAAATTCTAACTGACCTTCTACTGAGAAATGTTTTTGACTCATTGGCTCTTGCCAATCATTCGTTAAACCTTTATAAAATGAACTATACTCTTCTTGTGTTACATCTTTTGGATTTCGCAACCAAAGTGGTTTTTGCTTGTTTAATTGTTTCCATTCATAAGATACTTCTGTTCGTTTTTTTGGTTTTTCTTCAGCTACTTCAGCTACTTCTTCAGCTACTTCAGCTACTTCTTCAACTACTTCAGCTACTTCTTTTTCTTCAGCTACTTCTTTTTCTTCAACTACTTCAGCTACTTCTTCTTTTTCTTCAACTACTTCATCTACTTCTTCTTTTTCTTCAACTTCTTCATCTACTTCTAAATCAGCTTCATCATCAGCTTCATCATCAGCTTCATCATCAGAATCAACCTCTTTTGTAGTTTCAACATACAATTGAATAGGAAAATTAATATATTCTGAATGTTTTTGAACTAGTCCCTTAATAGTCGATTCTTCAAGATAATTTAACATATCATTTTTAATAAATAATACAATAGATGTACCCCTTTGTTTCATTTCTTCATCTTTTTCAATTGTAAATGAACCACCTGCGCTAGACGACCATTTGTAAGCTTCCCCGTCTTGTCTAGATGTTACTTCTACTCGGTCAGATACTAAGAACGATGCGTAAAATCCAACACCGAATTGTCCAATCATAGACATGTTCGCACCTGCTTGTAATGATTCCATAAATGCCTTTGTTCCTGATTTCGCAATAGTTCCTAGATTATTTACAAGTTCTTCTTTACTCATACCAATACCATTATCAGTAATAGTTAATGTATTATTCGTTTTATCTGCTTTAATTTGAATACATAATTCTTTATCTTGAAGTTCTTGATTTGTCAATAAACTATAACGTAATTTATCTAAGGCGTCAGACGCATTACATACTAACTCACGTAAAAATACATCTTTATTTGTATAAAATGTATTAATAATTAAAGATAATAACTGGTTAATGTCGGCAGAGAAAGCAAATGTTTCTCTCATTATAATTATTATAGTATAATCTTTAAATAGAAATTGATTTAAAATTATCTTTAATGTTATAGTATGTTGTCTATTAATAACGCACACGAACGTGACCAAAATATTAGTTTTAAGGAAAACGGGCATATATATAATGTAAAAGGTATGTCACATTTTACATCTGTTACAACTTGGGTAAAGCGAAAATTTGAGAAATTTGACGCAGACAAAATTATCGATAATATGATGAAATCTAAAAATTGGGATACAAGTAAATATTTTGGAATGACAAAAAGTGAGATTAAAGAATCATGGAATAAAAACCGAGATACAGCAGCGTCCAATGGAACCAATATGCATAAAATGTTTGAAGATTATTATAACAATGAACCTATGCATTATTATAATACAGAATCGGTTGAATATATATATTTTTCAGACTTTATAAAAGAACATAGTCATTTAAAACCATATCGTACTGAATGGATGATTTACGATGAACAAATGAAGATTGCTGGTTCCATTGATATGGTTTATTTAAATGAAGATGGTACATTAAGTATTTACGACTGGAAGAGATGTAAATCAATCGACAAAACGAGTCCATACAATAAATTTTCAATTGATCTAAAATATAATTATATACCAGATACTAATTACTGGCATTATGCGTTACAGCTCAATATGTATAAAACCATATTGGAAAAAAACTATGGTTTTGTTGTATCGGAATTATATCTAGTTGGTATCCATAATGAACTTCATACAACATATAAGAAAATTAAAGTTCCTATTTTAAATATTGTATAATTATGAATCAGACATATACAAAATCGTTAAAATTATCTACGAATAATTACATTTTTTTTAAGTTATATATTAGAACTTTACTTTAAGATTATAAACTAAATTTAATATCCAACTTTTAAATCTCAATACTATTTATAAATAAAAAGTATTAATATTATATAATGAGTTTATTAGTTGATTCATCAAGGGACGAAAAATTATTGGGAATAATTGAAAAATATAGTATAGAAAAAAACATTAGTATGAAATCTTATAAATATATATATAAGAGAATACAAGAACTATCTAAAAAACTTAGTCAACTTAATAAAGAGGACAAAGGTAGACAATTATATCAAGATAAATATATTAAGTTTAATTCTTTTTTACAAACCATTATAGATGATGATAATGTCCCACATCAATCTATCAGTAGACTCATTAATGTATTGTGATAATGTTTTATTTGTTATAAAAAATGTAACACATTTTACACCATTTATACACAAAGAAAGCATTTTTATTGAAAAAAAAAACAAACCCATATTCGTG